GACCCACCCAATTTTTTTATTTATGCTTGAGGGCTGGTGGAATACAACCAGCCCCCGCTTGAGGGTTTCCCAATTTTAGGTGTAGTACAACCCCACAATCGAACACCATTCCTAATGTTCACCATAAGAAATATTTTTAATTTTTGGATTCCAGCATTTTCTACAGTCGAGACATTGCCCGCCCTGCTGCGGTGCTGGACATGTTGCTTTTTTAGTAACAACAGTTGAAGTATTTGGCCAGCTTTTAATTGGTCCCTGGTCCACCATTGGTGAAGAGATTCTAATCGTTAAGTTTTTGGGTGCTCTGTGTAAATGGTCTTTTATCCAGGCTTCTTTTGTTGGCATCCAGTGCCGCCTTGTTGGCGTCTGTTTACATACTTCAAAAATTTTATTTAAATGCTCTAAGTTTTGCACGTCTCCTGAGTCGTGCCATCTGAAAACATCAGGTTTTTTATTATTGATTAATACAACCATTGCGTGGACCCATAACTCATTTTTAAGAGCCTTCAATCTTCTGTATTGTGCATCTTGTACAATCTTAAAAACATAGCAGCCCTTTAATGCATAACAGTTGCTACAGACGCTGCCTTTTATTTTTTGCAGCTTGCCGCCTGTGTTGCATTCTTTAGCAGGAAGGCCAATACTCCAGCCTGGCATTTTGCCAGGCTTGCTAAGGCCTCCTACTATCTCCCACGCTTTAGAACTGTTCATTTTTTATTTTTTTTAATTGCCCTTTTTTCTAGTTCCATTATGAAACCAGAATAAAAAACGGGCAATTCTTCTCCGTATACCTTTTGCCAGGCGTCTATAATTTCTTTAATTGTAAACATTGTATTCCTTTCATTTATTTTAATATAGGACATTATAGGAAATAAACAAGAAAAAAATTTAAAAAAAATAAAATAATTTTCTTGACTTATCCTATAATATCCTTTACACTTGGACGGTGGCTGGGGATGGCGGAGGACAGAGAAGAGCATGTGGGCGGGACCCACCCGCGCTGCGCGCTGTGAAATGCCTGTGGGCGGGACCCACCCTAAAAAATAAAAAAGATCAGGCGCGCTTTATCTCCCAGGTATTTAATGACATAAGCGCGCCTGATCCCAGGTCTTAATCAAGGTTATCCGGAATAGATTAAGACCAGGGATCAGTGGTGAGAACTCGCATTTCTGCATCATCTATACTCACTTTGCGGATCACTGATCCCAGGGCTGGTGGTTCTCGCGCGTTTATTTTATTTGCTCCACCAGTCCAGGGATCACACAACCTGTGATTGTGTTTTGTTGGGGCTACTACTTATCCGCTTTCATCTAGTTTGGGCTTCCAATATCCCTGACATCAGTCCGCTTCCCTTCACCCCTGGTCTATCCCGCCCCCATGGTTAAGCTGGTATATGGGAAAGACCAGTTGGAAGATTCATATTTATCGAGGTGAATCTTCCGAACACCTCATTGTTTGCCAGAGGTAGTTTAACTTAACTTAACAAGACAAATCCACAATATCATAATATCCTATAATGTAAAGGACAATATTGTCGCACCTTGTTTAGAATCGTTCCAATGTAGAGAAGAGCATGTGGGCGGGACCCACCCTAAAAAAAGAAAAAATTTTTTAGTTTTTTTAAATTATTTGTTTGACAATATTACCAGAATATCCTATAACAAATTAGTTGTAATAATAACAAAAACAGAAAGGAATACATTATGCAACCATTAAGAAAAGACCACGTTGATTACTATAAAGACTTGACAAACAGAAAGTTTGATAAGCAAGTTGATATAGTTGAGACTGAAATTGATAGTCAAGCAGAAGAGATTGTCAATAAAAAGATAAACCAATTTCCAAAGGAATTGGGTTTTGAAAAAATGATTAAGGAACTAGATAAGAGATGTAAAGCCCTTATCAAGTTTCAATCAGAAAAAGCCCAGATTGAATATAAGTTGGAAATGGAAGCTAAAAAAGTGGCAGATGATATTGAAGAAAGATATAATCGTTATCGTAAATTACGAAAATGGGAAACTTCAATCTCTACTATGAAAGTTAAAGAAGAGAACGCAGTTGATTATATAAATAAAAAATTGCGAAAAGTATGTTTTGAAGAGGCAGAAAGATTTGTAAGGTCAAAACATAAACTTTATCACGCATTAGAAAAAAAACGTGAAAAGTGTTTGACTATCTTACATACAGGTAGCCACATTCAACCAACATTAACCGAGTTAAGTAAAGAAATGGCAACAGCTAGAATACAGCTTGATATCCCAAATTCTTTATTGGCTTTACCAAAGAGTAAGTAATGTTAAGTGCCATTTATTTTTCATTACATTTTGCAGTAATAATTTTAGGTTGTATTATTGCAATTCATTTTGACATGACACTTGGTTTATTAATTGCAGGCGCATTTGTAGTTAAATGGTGGTTTATGCTTTCTGAACATAAACAATCTAAAATTAGGTCAAATAGACTTGATGAAAGTTTTAAAAGAAATAAACAAATGGAGTTTGATTTTGATAAATAAATAAATAAACGTGGCGCGTTGGGAGTTGCTCCCGTAAACGCGCCACCAAAAAAATTAGAGAAGAGCATGTGGGCGGGACCCACCCGGGAAAATAAAAAAATTAATTTGGTACAAATCTGAAAAAAAATTACATATACTTATGAGGTCAGTTAGTTTGTTCCCTTATCTAACTGGCCTCTGTGGATAACTTTAAATTAATGTAAAAATAATTTATTTTTTTCTTGCAAATAAAATCCTATAAATTATATTACATTTAAATTAACTTAACGAAAGGAATACAAATGTTAATAATACACTACGAGGGCTTAAAACACTTTAAGACAAACAATGATGGCGGAGGCGGTTTTCTTCCAGGTGGCCCTGGAAAAAAACAAGCTGACCAACTTGGTTGGTTTATGATGGCAGCTGGAATTATGGAGATAACTCCAAAAAATATTCCAGAACTTTTATTCAGGTTAAAATTTATGGATAGGTGTCATGACGGAAGACCTTATTTTTTTAACCCAGAGGTTTTTGAGAATAAAGGGAAAGAGGTTTGTAATTACAATGATGTAGTTCAAATGTTTAAAGAACACCTTGGTTTAAAAATTGAGGTTACAAATAGAGGAATAGATATTCCAAAAACTAGATATCAATTCATGGTTCAAAAAGCACGAGGCATGGAACGTGATGTTGAATCAGAAATGAGAGATATCAATACAGATGTTAGTTGGAAAGATTATGTAAAGGAGGAACACGTGAATAATTAGTTTCGTTAAGCCAAACCCTATGCAAGAATAGCATTGCAGTTCTTGCATAGGATATTGTAGGATAGTCCATGCAGAAACTGCATACCACTCTGGGTTGTGGAGATAAGAGCGTGTGGGCGGGACCCACCACTAGGGGTCCCAATAGGAATTACTTTTATGTTTCACGTGAAACATTTTTTGCGACACCCCCTTTGGGCAGTAGGGGTCCCAGACATGTAGTATAGTGTTTGATTTACTCAGTCATTGGGATATAATACTTTCTACCCATATTGAATTATATGCTAACAGTACAAGATATAAATAAAATTGCAGATCCTATCGAAAGAAAAAAACTAAAGATACAGATCATACAAAGACATCAAAGAAAAGAGCTCAAACAAATTCGTACCAATTTTTTGACTTTTGTAAAAAAGATGTGGCCTGATTTTATAGAGGGGTCCCACCATGAGACTATCGCAGATAAGTTTAACAAACTTGCAACAGGAGAGCTCACTCGTTTAATTATTAATATGCCTCCCAGGCATACCAAATCAGAATTTGCATCATTCTTTTTACCTGCTTGGATGATCGGGCAGAATCCAAAATTAAAAATTATTCAAGCAACTCACACAGCGGAGCTTGCAATAAACTTTGGAAGAAAAACAAAACATCTAATTGATTCTAGTGAATATCAAAATGTTTTTAAAACAAGACTCCAAGAAGATAGTAAAGCTGCGGGACGTTGGAATACTTCTGATGGTGGTGAGTATTTTGCAGTCGGTGTCCAAGGTGCGGTAACCGGTAGAGGTGCAGACTTGTTAATTATAGATGATCCACATTCAGAGCAAGATGTGAGCTCACCAAATGCATTCGATAAAGCATACGAGTGGTATACCAGTGGACCGAGGCAAAGGCTTCAACCAGGAGGAAGAATTGTTTTGGTTATGACACGTTGGTCAACAAAAGATCTTACACAAAAATTATTAAACGCACAATCAAACGAGAACGGCGATCAGTGGGACGTGATTGAGTTTCCTGCAATCTTACCTAATGGTAAACCAGTCTGGCCAGAATATTGGAAGCTCGAGGACCTCGAATCTGTAAAGGCAGCAACAGGTATTGCAAAATGGAATGCGCAGTACATGCAGAACCCAACATCAGAAGAAGGAGCTCTAATCAAAAGAGAGTGGTGGAAAGATTGGGAGCACGATCATCTACCAGTTATCGATCACATTATTCAAAGTTACGATACAGCATATCTTAAAAAAGAGACTGCCGATTATTCTGCTATTACAACATGGGGAGTCTTTCGTCCGAACGAGGACAGCGGACCTAATTTAATATTGTTAGATTCATTTAAAGATAGGTTAGAGTTTCCAGAACTTCGTCGTGTTGCATTAGAGCAATATAAATATTGGAATCCTGAAACAGTTATTATAGAAGCAAAAGCATCAGGACTTCCGTTGATGTATGAATTACGACAGATGGGAATTCCTGCTATGAATTTTACACCATCAAAAGGTCAAGATAAAATTGCAAGAGTTAATGCAGTCTCTCCTATGTTCGAAGCTGGACAAGTGTGGGCACCTTTAAAAGAAGAGTTTGCTCAAGAGTTGGTCGAAGAGTGTGCTGCGTTTCCATATGGAGACCATGATGATTTAGTTGACTCCACGACTCAAGCTCTGTTAAGATACAGACAAGGTGGTTTAGTAAGACACCCAGAAGACTATCAAGATGAACCTAGTCCCAAACGTAAAAAGAAGTTTTATTGGTAATGACATTTGTATTTAAACATCCTAGTAAATATAAGAAAAATCCAACATTGGTTAAAAACATGAAACATGTTAAACGAGACCAGATACCGCCTTTGAGTGGCCCTGATCCACGAGGCTTGATTAATGATCCAAAAGAGGATAAACCTAATCAATTGGAGAAAACAAATGGCAGAAATAGATAAGTCGTTAACCGAAGTAACAAAATCGGTAGAGATAGATGGGCCCGAAGAGCAAATCGAGCTTCAAGAAGATATTATTGAAACGTTACCTAACGCAGGAGAAACAGAAATTACCCCAACCGAAGATGGCGGTGTGGAAATTAATTTTGAACCTGGAGCATTTAATCAAGCACAAAGTGAAAACCACTTTGACAATTTAGCAGAATTATTACCAGACGATATATTAGGTCCTTTAGGTTCAGAGTTAAATCAAAACTACATGGACTACAAGGAGTCCCGTAAAGAATGGGAGCACACTTACATTACAGGTTTAGATCTTTTAGGATTTAAATACGAAGATAGAACAGAACCTTTTTCTGGTGCAGCAGGAGCTACACACCCGGTTCTTGCAGAAGCGGTTACACAATTTCAAGCACAGGCTTACAAAGAATTAC